ATCATTTCAAGTCGTTTTACACGGCCCGGTTGCCCTTTGAAGAGCGCTGGCGGGAGTGTCTGGACAATTATTTAGGGCAATATCGCCAAGAGAGGGCCTGGAAGCCTGAAACCGAGGGCCAGGGCGGGCGCAGCCGGGTCTTTGTGAAGCTGACGACGTTGAAGTGCAACACGGCCCACGCCAAATTGTTGGACGCCATGTTCACCGGGAGGCCGGATGTGCCGTTTGAGTTGCTGCCGGAAGGCATCGATGGCCTGAATCTGGATCAAGAGATGGTGGCGATGGTCATCAGCCAGGCCCGGGAGCGTCTGAAGCGGCATTTTCGGTCAATTCGCCTGGAGGAAGTGCTGGATGAAAGCATTTTGGAGGGATGCATCTTTGGGACGATCATCCTGAAGGGGCCGGTGGTGGAGATGCGGCGGCGTCCGGTAGTGACGCAACCCCAGATCGCCGGGTTGCCCGCGGAGATGATTGACGCCGATTTTCCAGCCTTCCAGGTGCAATATGTCGATGAGCCGGTGCCGGTGATTGATCCGGTGTCGATCTGGGAGTATTACACCGACCCCAACGCCAAATCAAACCTGGAGGCTATTGGCGAAATTCAATTCAAGCGGATGCTGCCGGATCAATTTCGGCAACTGGCCCGGATTCCCGGTTATGACGCGGCGGCGGTCTATGAGGCGGCCCGGCGCGCCGTGCAACAGGACGCCTACGACACCCGTTGGATTCAACTTGGCGATGATTTTATGGGCTGGCAGGGCGACAAGGACAAGCGGGTAAGCGTCCTGGAATGGTGGGGCCTGGTTCCCGCGGGTCTTCTGCGGGATGAAAAGATTGACGTGCCCCAGGACATCCCGGATGAGGAGGGGCTAGAGTGCCTGGTAGTGCTGGCGGGCAACGGCCTGGTAATCAAGGCTTGTCTGAACCCCCTGCCGCGCCGGCCGTTTTATGTGTGTCCAGTCAAAAAGCGCCCCCGGACGATTTACGGCATGGGTTTTGCTGAACTGATGCGGGACGCCCAGAAGATGATCAACTCGGCGGCCCGGCTCTATGTGGACAACAAGGCCCTGTCCGGTCTGGGGATGCCAGCGATCAATCTGGACCGGATTGATTTGAAAAGAACCAGGAATCTGGATTTATACGCCGGGAAAGCCTGGTTCGTGAAGGGAAATTTCGCCCCCAGGGATGCTATTGATTTGATCACCTTCCCTGACGTAACCCTGGGGTTGCGTGACATGATTGAGTTGTGGGAGCGGTGGTCTGATGAGGAGACCGGGCTGCCCAAATATACGTCGGGCGAACAGGGAAGTTTTTTGAACAAAACAGCCACAGGCATGTCGATGCTTATGACCGCGGCCAATATCAACCTCAAGCCGGCGATGCGGAACATCGACAATTATCTGATCGAGCCGATAGTTGAGACTTATCACACCTGGTTCAGCGAGATCGACCCCACCTATTCGATGGGGCTGCCCATGAAAGCCAAGGCCACCGGCACTGATAGCCTGGTGGCTAAGGAAATCCGCATGGAACAGATCATGAAGTTCATGCAGATCACTTCCGCTCCCCAGGATGCCATGTTCATCGACCGGATCAAGCTGATGAAACGGATTGCGGGCATCCTGGAGGCCGGGGACTTGATGCGCACAGACGAAGAAATCAAGGGCATCATGGCGCAGTTGACACAGCAGGCCACCACTCCCAAAGACATGAAAGAGTATGTCGCTCTAGACAAACTCTATCCCTATTTGACTCGCAATGAACAGGCCCAGGTGCTCATGTCCCTGGGGATTCAACCAGATCAAAATCCCTCCTCTCCTCCTGAAGCACTTCCGGGGGCCGGGATCGGCAATCCCCCGCCGCCCCCGGCTTCCCCCCCCGGAAGTCAACCGGGTGGAGAGATGGCCTTAGCCGCGGGAGGTTAAAAAACTTATGGCCCTGGGAGAAATTTTATATCATCCCGGCTTTCTGGCCTTTCTTGAAATGGTGCGGGAATTGCGGGAACAGAGAATAAAAGCTGTTTTGCACCTGACCGAACTCCACCGGATTTACCGGGAGCAAGGGGCGGTAGAGGCGTTTGACCAGGTGCTGGAGTTGGCTTGGCAGGAAACCAGGCTGATGGAAATGGCCAAAGAAAGCGCCCATCATCACGAGTAAAGCGGCTCACTACCAGGGGAAAACCTGGCGGGCCTGGCAAATAAATACTCCGGGACTACCTCATGACGAGGCCCCGGCCAAGGAGAGCGCATGACGGACGAATCCAAACCGCAAGAGCAGCAGACAGACCCGGACGCGGCTTACGCTTCGGCCTGGGAAGAGTTTGGCCAGGAAGAGCAGAGCGCAGAGCAACGGGACGCAACACCTGGAGACGGCGCCGGCCAGGAGGCCGACGAAACGCCGCCCAGCGATGAGCAAAAGCAGACCAAAGGGGAAGAACCCCCGCTGGTCTCCGAACATCATGGCTCCATGCAGTCCATGGAAAAGGCCCTGACTGACACCAAGGCCCACGCCACCAAGCTGAGTCAAGAACTGGCGGACGTGAAAAAGCAGCTTGAAGCTGCCAGGCAACAGGGCCAGAACCAGGGAGACACCCCGGCGCAACTGCAAGAGAGATTCCAGAAAATCCGGGAGAAAGCCCCTCTGGACGATTATCCCGAACTGGAGCCGTTCGTTGACCTGCTCATTAAAGAGAGCCAAAGCATCGCCCAGGAAGTCGAGCAACTGCGGTCTGAAAAGGCGATACAGAGCGCCCAGAGCGAGGCTCTGCAAAACTTCGAGGCCAACATCAAGCCGCACATCGTCAAAGTTCACCCGGATTTTGATCAGGTGGTGCGGGACAACGGCTATTTCGAGTGGGCCGAGAAACAGCGCCCGGCCCTGCGGTTCGCCGCCATGCAGTCGGACGACCCCAATGACATTAATTGGGCCTTGACTGAGTTCAAAAAACACCGGGGGGCGGATGAGATTACCGCCCGGAAAGAAAAAACCGCCCAAGACCGACAAACCAAAGTGGATATGGCCCGGTCTTTGCGCGGCGGGGCCAACCCCGATTTGGCCAAAACCAGCGGCGACCGAGAAGTCTATGATTGGGATTGGGCCGGGCGAGAGTTGGCCAAAGAACAACTCTAACCGTGGCTGACTAAAAAAGAATGACCGAAAGGCATCATTGTCTTTAGCGCTATTTTTTGAAAGTATAGCCACAAAAACAAGGAGCTAAAACAATGATTTACAATGATATTTCTCCACGGACGCAAGCCTACGCCGACCGGCGCTTGCTGACCCGTATTGAACGCAACAACATCCTGGGGCAGTTCGGAGAAGTGCGCCCGATTCCCCAGGGGGCGACGAAAAGCATCAGCTTCCGGCGCTATAACAAGTTGGCGAACGCCACTACGCCCCTGGCGGAAGGCGTGACCCCTACCGGTAAGACCTTAACCAAAACCGATATTCTTGTCACCCTACAGCAATTCGGAGATTTTACCTGGATCAGCGATGTAATCCAGGATACCCATGAAGACCCGGTGTTGCGGGAATCTATCGATGTCCTGGGGTTGCAGGCGGACGAGACTTATGACGTGTTGCGGGCGGGGATTTTGAGCGCCGGGTCTAACGTCCTTTACGGCAACGGCACTTCCCGGAGCGCGGTGAACAACTCCATCCAACGGGGCAACGTCAGGACGGCGATCCGCATTTTGAAGCGCCAAGAGTCCCGGGCCATCACCAGCATCATCAAGGCCGGGCCGAATATTAACACCTTTCCGATTCCTCCGGCCTATGTCTGTGTCTGTCATGCCGACATACAGCCTGACCTGGAACAGCTAACCGATTGGGTTCCCGTCGCCAGATATTCAAGCACGATGGGTTTGATTAAAGGCGAAATCGGCTCCTGCGGGGAAACCCGGTGGGTGATTGATAACAACGTCACCCCCTGGGCGGATGCGGGAGGCCTGGCGGCCACCAACGGCACCTTGTCAACCTCCGGCACAAGTTCGGACGTTTACCCGGTGTTGATCTTCGGCGAGAAGGCTTATGGCCTGGTGCAACTGGCAGGCAAGGGCGCGGTGCAGACCTACGTCAACAATCCCAAGCCGGTTGATTCCGATCCCCTGGCCCAACGGGGCACGGTGGGCTGGAAGGGCTACCATGCCGCGGTGATCCTGCAAGATTTATGGATGCTGCGGCTGGAAGTGGCGGCGAAAGGCTAACCTCTGACCGGGGGCGGGATGCCCTGCCCCCGCTATCATAAGGAGACCTGGAAATGTTCGGACAGCAGACGCACGCACTCGGCACTTTCACCGGGACAGGCCAAATTATCAACGTAGAAGTGGGGTTTATCCCCCGGTTCTTGGCCGCCTTCAACTATAATGACGCCGGCGCGGTTTATCCCCTTAACCTCTGGTTTCAAGGGATGCCCGCGGCCAGCGCCTGCAAGATCACCACGGCCACGGCCAGGATTACTACTCTGGGATTCTCCGAGTTTGCGGGGGAGGCTCCCAACAAAACCCTGTCCCAGACGGCCACCATGAGCGCCGCGGCCACCACCTTTACGGCTTCCGCCGCGACCATCATCACGGAACTGAAGGCCGGGGATGTAATTCGCGTCGGCGCCGGAACCGCGATGGAGGAGTTCACCGTGGTGTCAGTTTCCGGCGCTACCGTAACCGTCAACGTGGCCGCAACCGTAGCCAAATCCGCGGGTTCGCCTATCGTCCGGGGCACCGGTCGGCAGCCCGGCTTTGTCATCGGGGCTGACACCGACATGAATGTTTCTGGCGAAGTCGGCTATTACCTGGCCCTGCGCTAACCAAACAATGCCAGGGGGAAGAGATAATTATCTTCCCTCTGGCCATATTTAGGAGAAATTGTAATGGACGAAGCAAATATGTCTGAGACAAAACAGGAACAAGCGCCTCAGC